TGCCATACGTTCTGACCGTGCTAGAGCTAATTCTATCAAAATGAAGCGATAGAGTTTTTTGTAAGAAATTGCCGAAATCCGATGAGATTCTGACCGCTTAGCCCAAGCAAAGTAACTTTGTACAGTTGTCAAAATAGCTACCGTCAATGTAAAAATTCCAATTACGGTATTTCCGATTTTAGGATCTGGAATAAATTGACCAATACCGATAGACGCAGAACCAGAGACAGTAGCCAAAACAATGGATGGCAGAGTAATGTAGGTGCTCAAATAAGCATATCGTTTTTCAGCACGGTCATGTAACCACGAAAAACACAGAGATCTCTCACCTTCTTCCGCTATAATTTTTTCCAGCTGAGAATTCCATGAGACAATACCCAAATTGTCGTCCATTGTAAATTTGTGCGTAATAATTAATGGGTCAGTGGGAGCTTCATGATAAGCATCCATCTACATCTTTTGGAAAAATAGTTAAGCGTCACATTGGCGCAGCAGACGCAGATAATGTTGATCGTATGTTGAGTGCATACGAAACTCTGTACAAGGGCAAGTACAAGTCGGCGGAGGATATTCGTCGCTCGTTCACGAAAGACGGCCAGCCTCTTTTTACACCTGTTCAGGCGAAGTCGGTATTTCGACAGATCAAGAAGCATCAGACGGGGGGTGAGGCAGACCATAAAGGAATTGGAAGTATTTTCAATAAGTTTGGGTCGGATCTAGTTGATATGGCGGCTGGAATTACGCAGCCTGCACCTCCAAATGCCGCGGTTCAGGGAGCTGTGAAATCCGTCCAACTCTTTATCCGCATGATTATTCCGTTTGTATTCGTCTTGGATACTCTGGAAAATATCCCGTTATTTGGAGACCTGATAGGTGCTTCACTTGACGTTACCGCAGCTACCCTTCCTGTTATTGCATCGAATATCCAAACATTTACTCCAGCCTTGGTAGGTCTCATTCCTCTTCCATTGGCAGGTACAGTAGGTATTTTTCTAGGGTGGCTGTTCTCTATGTGGTTCTTATGGTTAGCGGCGGTGATTGGTATGTCACGTAAAGATTTTGGAGCAGCTCTAGAAGCTACATCTGGTATGGTTCCAGTCATTGGACCTGCTTTGATGCGCGGAATTAAGGCGGTTGAAACAGTTGGGACAAAGTTCTATAATCGTGCTGACCGTATTTCAGAATCAATTTCTCAAGCTTATGGAAGTCTTATGGGAGCAGTTGAGAACGCAAAGAATACAGTTAGCAGTATGGCAGCTTCTTCAAACTTGAAAATGCCGTCAGCTTCAGATATTAAACAAACGGCGACCGAAGCCGTTAAGATTCCAGTCACGGCGCCGTCTACACCGACAAGTCAATCAACTGCAGAAGTTAAACCCGAAGACGCCAAAACTTCATTTGAACCAGTACCTCCACGTAAGAAAGGTGGTAAGCGATTTTCAACGAGGAGGCATAAAGTACACAAATGTCCGAAGACACGACGGAACAAGTGCGCAACGTACTAAAGGAATGGGTTACTCTTGATGATCAGGAACGCTCGCTAAAACTTCAAATCAAACAGATCCGAGACAAAAAGGCTCAGAACTCTGAGCACATTTTGAAGTTCATGCGTGACAACTCGGTTGACGATTTCAAGCTTGAAGGTCAAGGAAGCTTGTCTCGTTCGGTCCGTACATCTCGTCCAGCTCTGAGCCGTGACAAGATTCGTACCCAACTTCTTATCCAGTTTGCCGATCAGCCTCAGCGTGTAGCTGAAGCTTTGCGATCAATTGAGGGAGGTGGTAATCAGGATGGAGACGATACGCCTCCTATTGGAACTCAACGTGAACTACTTGTTCGCCGAGTTCCCCGAAAGCCGTAGAATGGCTTCTTTAGCCGCCAATTGTTCGGCCTGCTTTTTCGTAGGAGCCGTTCCAATACCTAGATGATTCCCTTTCTCATCTACGGCTGCCATAGTGTACTGATTCGTGGCTGCAGAAATCACGGCGTATCCTGGAGTATGATGAAACTTGGCCTGGTACAGTTTCTGTAGTTGCTCCTTGAAGTTTCGATTATTCATCAGGATTTTGGGAATGTCAATGTAGGTTTCAACCAGACAAATTACAAAGGAGTACATGATCTTGAAATCGTTACCGGAATCGGTCCACAAAGCTCCAAGAAATGCTTCTAGGATATCTCCTAGTTTCTTGAAGTTGGCTCGTCCAGAACACACATCTTCATTGTGACGTGAAATGATGTAAAACTTATCAAGTCCAATTTTCTGGCTTAAAGATCCCAACATTTCATTACACACAATCTCCTTCTTCAAATCTGTCATAAATCCTTCGTTCTCTTCAGGGTACCGTTTCATAAGGTACGTTGAAACACACGCACCCAGAATTGAATCGCCCAAATGTTCCAGACGTTCATACGATTCGTCAAATAGACCTAGGCATTCCCTCGGCTTTTCAGCGAGTTGAGCAGGTTCACCAGTTGGCGAAGTGTACTCTGTTTTCTTGACGTAAGACGAATGAACCATCGCTTTCTGAAAGAGTTCAGTGTTGGTCACTACAAACTCGCATCCGTGCTTCGAAAGAATCGCTTGAATATCAGGTTTGGTAAACAAGCGGTTCTTTGAGTTGAATGGGTTGTACTGTACTTGCTGCATATTGTTGTATTCTTATTTCTGTTAATCTACCGTAAGTCCGTTTTTATGAAAAACCTTTTCAGGTTGATTTTCATAGTTGTTTAAGATATTACTCATCCTGCTCACCCGGAACTGTACGCGTAAAACTGAACTCTGACGCTACGAGAGTGTGCTTCTTCGTCTCAATAATGTACTTCACAAGTTCGTCGGGATTTACTGGACCACCCTTGGTAAAGTACTGTCCTACCAGATCCTTCAGATCTTTCTGAGAAATTGACCAAGGCTTTACCCATTCATTTGGACGCTTGAATGAGATGGTAGATCCGTCTTCTTCAAGCTTAATTTTCTTGATTGCGTCATACTTTGGATCACGGATAATACCAGCAATTTCCAGTTCTACGACCTTACGCGCATCGCGTTTCTCATAAACTCGCTTATTTAGTTCACGGAGCTGGTCATCAATCTCTCGGTACTGCTTGATACAGGATTTCAGATCGTTCATTTTACGAGTTATGCGTTCTCAAGAAGATTATCCGTTTTCAATACAATGTACTTCGATGCTCGCGAAGTAGAAAACCTGCGTAAGGTTTTCAACAAAGAACATTCCGGATCCAAACCAATTCGTCCAGGCGAACCTTCGGTTGTGTGGAAACAGATTCAGAAGAAGCTGCAGGATCAATGTGACAAATCTACGGAATGTATTATTCTTTCACTGATATCTAAACCTAAAGCTCCAGGTTCATGGAAATCTAATCCGGAAGAATGGTTGTCATCTACTGATATTGATGCGATTGAAAAACAGTACACAAAGGTCTTTTCTGAATACTATTACGTAGGAGCTGTGCCGATAGATTTCGATAAGAAGTCAAGTTTAGGAACATGTTTAGTTAGTTCGTTGTGTTCTTTGGATATCAAGGCACTGTATAAAAAAGGGTATCGTCAGATAGGAGTCGTATTTAATACTGATAAAAGTACTGGTCCGGGAGAACATTGGATTGCATTGTTTTGTGATATTCGTCCCGAACTTGAGTACCCTCGCATAACATATTTTGATTCATATGCCGAAAAACCTGAGAAGGAAGTTGTTCAGTTAATGAAGCGGTGGTCGGAAACATGGGATGAAACTAAGATTCACAGTAAGCCAATGAAAGTTACGTATAACAAAACTCGCCATCAGTATGAGAATTCGGAGTGTGGAATGTACTGTTTGTACTTTCATTTATGCTGTTTGACAGGAACGTCGATGGAAGATCGTATTCCAGATAAAGTGGTAAGAGGTTTTCGCGGTTTATTATTTAAAGTATAAATGGATCCCCCCGAGACATGGTACAGATGGTTTAAGTTTGGAACAACAATAGTCCTTATTGGTATAATTATTTACGCTGTTACTATGGCGTTTATTACTGCCCCTAATTAATAATGGAGTCGTACGGGTTTGCGCTCGTGATGGTTATCCCTGTTCTGGTTCTAATGGCAATTGCGTTTGTCATATATCTTGTTATAACGCCTTCGGAAGTACAGGCTCAGGCGACAGCTGAACCAACATTTAATGCTTATAACTCCGTTATGGCATTAGCTCCTTTAGGATGCCCTACGACTCCCGAGTACCGGTTATGTGATTACTACGTAGCCTCATCGGCTTACTCGCTGTTTCCTGGAGCAAAGATTTATGATTACATTACCGATGCTGTGATACCGATGTTAGCGAAAGCTGGTCCTCGCTTAGTTGAGCTGGATATTTACGATGACGGATCTGGAGGTCCAGTTGTAGGGCTTAAGAACCAGAAACTAGGTACAGATTACGCTTACAACACGATTCCGTTTGGAGCTTGTTGTGTAGCTTTGGCGAACAATATGTTTAATTCGGTTGTTTGCCCCGTATCCACCGATCCTTTTATTTTGAGTTTGGTGTTCCATACCACAAACAATAATGTCATGAATGCGTGCGCAGAAGTTCTGAAGACTACATGCCCTCAGTATTTACTGGATGTATCGTATGGATATCAGCGTAAAAATTTGGCGATCGAACCAATGTGCAAATTACAGTCCAAGATGATTATTGTATCGGGGAATGAGGTCAAAGGTACATTGATGGACGAATTGACAAATATGTCCTGGGGTACCTCGAACTTACGTCGCTTGACGTATACTCAGGCCGCACAAACAAATGATAGTAATGAACTCATTGAGAATAATCGAAATAACATCACGATGGTCGTGCCAGACATTGAAGGCGATTTAGTCAACAAGAATCCTCAAATTCTGTTGACGTATGGATGCCAGTGGAACTTAATGAATTACGGGTCAGTAGATAGTGCGATGGAAACGTACATTGGTGACTTCCAGGAACACAGTACGGTCCTCAAACCCGAACCTCTTCGTGCACTCAAGCCTAAGGAATACAAGCAGCCTATACCCCCAGACCCGTCAGTTTCGTTCCAGCCTATGAAGAGTACAACCCCGATCTACGACATCCAAGTCTAATAAAATCTTGCGTTAAAATAAAAATGGCAAACAAGTGGCTCGCGCACGTTAAGAAGACGATGAAGGCGCACAAGGGACTGAAGTTCGGACAGGTCCTGAAGATGGCGAAGAAGACGTACGGCAAGAAGGGCGGTGCCGATGAGCCCGTAGAGGAGGAGATGCCTATGGAGACGTCTGCCCCCGCAGCCGGTCGCCGCCGCCGCTCTCGCAAGACTGCGCGCAAGACTCGCCGCCACCGCAAGTAGATTCCCTGAAAAAAGAGTATAACGAACATATAAATACATAATGGGTGGCGGACTACTACAGCTCGTTGCCTACGGCGCTCAGGACGCATACCTTTCCGGCAATCCCCAGATTACCTTCTGGAAGGGTCTGTTTAAGCGCCACACGAACTTCGCGATGGAGCCTTTTCGTATTAATTTGACTGGGCAGGCTGCGTGGGGAGTCAAGCATTCGGCGCTCATCGGTCGCCATGCTGATCTCCTGTACTCCACGTACCTCGAGGTTGTGATGCCGACCGCCCTGTACAACAACGACCAGGGACGTCTAGGTTACAATCTACTCAAGTACGTCGAGCTGGATATTGGTGGACAGCTGATTGATCGTCTATATGGTGAGTGGCTGTACCTGTGGGATGCTCTGTCAAGCGACCTGACGACGTCCAAGAAGCTGTGGAACATGGTCGGTGCTGGACCGAATGTATCGGGAACTGTTTCCCAGACGTACATTAACGATATTAACAGCAACGCCAACGTACTCAACTCGACGGTATCGCTAACGGTACCTAACAGCTGCGCTCTGGGCTCGGCGGGACACCAGTCTCTACCGAACACTCTCTACATCCCACTCAACTTCTTCTACACTCGCAACCCCGGTGCTGCTCTGCCGCTGATTGCGCTCCAGTACCACGAGGTCAAGATCAACATTGAGTGGAATGACGTGAAGATGATTAAGGGTAACTTTAACAGCAAGTATGCTGACGGTACTAGCTCTGGCGCTCTTTTCCCGACCCAGCCTATTCAGGCTGCAGTGTACATTGACTACATCTACCTCGATACCGAGGAGCGCCGCCGTATGGCTCAGAACTCGCATGAGTACCTCATCGAGCAGACACAGTTCAACGAGGACAAGGGTATTTCGTCGTACAATAACCGTATTGACTTGACGTTCAACCACCCCGTCAAGGAGCTGGTATGGGTTGTACAGCCGACTGCGTACACCAACTGCCACTTAGATTCCGCGGGTGCCATTCGCGCATCGGCGACTCGCTTACAGCCGTTCACGTACGATCGTGATGCGGTGTATGAGCAGCATCTCCAGATCAATGGTCAGGATCGTATGGATAAGCGCTATGGCGACTACTTCAACTCGGTCCAGTCGTACCAGCACCACACTGGTCTCAACGCGACAGTACAGTCTGCTACTACGTTACCCATCCATCAGGCCGGTATTTACATGTATTCGTTTGCGCTGAAGCCCGAAGAGCACCAGCCGTCTGGAACGTGCAACTTCTCGCGCATTGATACGGCCACGATCGTAATGAACATGAGCGGAGCTGTAACGATTAACCCCGATTCAGAATACACTTGGGATGTGCGCGTCTACGCTGTGAACTACAACATTCTCCGTGTCATGTCTGGCATGGGCGGTCTGGCGTACTCGAACTAAGCTCTTGCTTCATTTTTTCTAAATACAGAATAGCGTCCATGAGTTCTTCTTGAGTATGTTGAATCCAGTCTAAAGGCTTCAAATCTTTACGATCCAAATTTGTTCCGTACTTCTTAAACCCAAAGTCAGCGCGACTTTTAAAAGAAGATATGACAGCTGTAACCACAGAGTCATATTTTGGTTCCATTTTCATTTCATACTGAAGTACACGTAAACTAAAAAATAGGATTGTTCAATCCCAAATTTTAGTTTTTATTTAAGGTTCATTTAGAACATGTTCAGGTCAGACATACTGATCGAACTTTCTTTCTCTGACTCCTTCTCCAGAAGCTCGTGTACCGTACGACGTTCCTCTTCGAAAATCGCATGATCTTCTTCGGTTCCTTCCGGCAACTTGGTCTCGTCAATCAGGATATCTACAAACCCTGTTCCGCACGGCGGCTTCTGACCGAACATGATGTTCGCAGATACACCACGCATATTATCCGCCTCGCCAGTGAGAGCAGCATTGAATAGATGCTTGGCAGTCTCCTCGAACGACGACTTGGCCAGAACACCATTCTCCGTGTTCTTGGACATTCCCGCACGATCGGCTTTCAGGAAGAATCCAGGGTAGGTCATTGCGTCTACGAGCGTAATCAGATGATGATAATTGATTGATGAACCAGCAAATGCCGTATTGAATTCGCGCATCAGGGCAATACGCGCAGCCTCGATTCCAAACACGTCTCTGATCTGATGAATATCGTTTGAGAATGAGCGCAGAGGATCGGTGTTGGCAATCGTCGAGAGATCTAGTAAATTCTTACCTTCAATATCTAGAACCCATTGGGGTGCTGCGACATACCCACCAGTCTTCTCATCATACGTCAGCTCATCCTTGACTTCGCGAGGGTATACTCGCCCAACCCCCTCAATACCCTTCAGTACAGTGTCCAGTAACTTATCTTCAATGAATCGCAGCGCCAGGACATTCTTCACGACATCCGCCACAAATACAATACGCAACACTAGCTTACCTGGAGCATTGGTGTCCGAATGAATACACTCAAACACCTTTAGTGAGCGATTGTTCTGGATCTTAGCGGCAATCATCGTCATATCAATCACGTTACGTGCCACCATCTCCATATCGTTGAACTCTAGACGTACGACCCAAGGTGACGTACACAGCTGCCCGTTTGTGACTGAGAACTTCTGGTATGACTGGAGAATATCACGGTCTTCCTGAACTGCTGTGTTCTCGGACAGAGGATTTGGGTCGTAGTAGATACGCACCGACTTCGTGATATCACGGAGCGTAGTCTTCTGGATCTCGCGCTTCTTAGCAATTGCCGCATCCTGAGATCCAGCAATACTGGCGTCTAGATAGATCGTGTCAATAGGAGTCTTAGGATTTGGGGAAGCAGCCAGAAGTTCCATAATACGCGGCACACCTCCAGTTGCATTCGCAGCTGACGTACCGGCTGAGTGGAAGGTGTTGAGTGTAAGCTGCGTCGTAGGCTCACCTACTGACTGAGCAGCCATCGTTCCAACCATCTCGCCCGGATGAACCTTGGACTTAATGTACCGGAAATGAATGTCCTTCAACATTTCGTCAAACATCGCCTTAGTGAGCCGCATCTTGATAATAGATTTCTTGGGCGCAAAGTGGTACCGCATCAGGATATGGAACAGCTTGTTGTGTCGTACAAACGGCTGAGAACACATCTTGTCGATTTCGTCAACTACATATACTGGTGTTAGATCAGTCTTGACAGAGTAAGGGTTCTGGTACTTCTCCACCATCCGCTCGAAATGAACCGGCGCAAATACCGTATCTTCCTTACGGAATCGGAACACGTTACGCACGAGCGTATCGCGATCCTCAACGATCTGATCAACCATATCATGGAACTCCTTGACTTCACCTTTGACAACCGCAGAAATATCATCGGCTGAAATCGCGAAGTCTCGGAAGATCTGTTCCATGGACATTAGAGCTAGTGGTAGTTCTTGCTTCTCGACACATACCGAATCAATTCCATCTCCACCGTAATTGAACTGCACGATTGCACCATTCACATTACGTACAGTTCCATCATACTCTACATGGATATCCTCCATAGTTTTTACCAGTCGGCGCTGAATGTATCCTGAATCTGACGTCTTGATAGCTGTATCAATGAGACCTTCGCGACCACCCATAGCGTGGAAGAAGAACTCGGCCGGACGAATTCCGCCGATAAAGTTAGACTCTACGAACCCACGAGATTCCAAACCGTCATCGTACTTATGGAAATGAGGCAGCGTGCGATCCTGAAGGGTGTACTGAATACGCTTACCTGCAACATTCTGCTGAGATAGAAGAGCCATCATCTGACCGATATTCAGGTCATTTCCCTTAGCTCCAGACTTTACCATCTGGTACATTCGGTTATCTTTCGGAAGCTTGTCCATCACTTCAGCGTACAACTTCTTCGTCGTTTCACCAATGACCTTCATAATCTGGTTCTCTAGTTCCTCACCATTCTCACGACCGTCAGAATTCAGGAACGTGCCGGAATGAACTGAAGACATGATATCCGCAATTTTCTGTTTACATTCGGCAATGCTTGACTTAATGAGTTCATCAGTCTCGGCGTTAACAATCAGATCTGAAGGACCAACCGAGAATCCAGAGAACAAGTTGTACTTTGTAACAATGTTCTGAATGTCATTAATGAACTGTCCGGCACGTTTCGGACCGAAATCGTTGAAGATCACGTGGATTGCACCCTTAGATGCTGAACCGTACGCTCCCTTCCCCATAACTCCAGACTTGAACTCGCCATTCACAACCTTGGCTTCACCATTCAAATTCATGAGCGGGAATGTCGTGGACATGAGTTCCTTGCCAGTGATTGGGCGGTCCTTACGACGGTAGGTCGATAGAGGCTTCTTCATGCGCGCCATGATATTCATCGCAATATGCTCGGGGACTTCTACGTGGTTCTGAGATACGCGGAACGAACCTGTCAAAGTATCCTGAATAATCGTGATAATCGGAGAGTTCGTGCGCGGCGAAATGATCTGATTCAGCACGGTGGCTAGAGTCTTCAGCTCTGTTGCCGACGCAATGCTTTGTGGCACGTGCATATTCATCTCGTCGCCGTCAAAGTCTGCGTTGTAAGGCTTGGTAGCGGATACGTTCAGGCGGAACGTTGAGAACGGCAGGACACGCACGCGATGACATTCCATTGATGCCTTGTGTAGGGAAGGCTGGCGGTTAAAGAGTACTGAATCACCGTCGATCAGGTGACGGTGAACCACATCACCCTGCTTCAGATCAATTGTTTCAGGATTAATGAATTTCAGGTTGACTGACCGATTGTCGTGCTTGATGTATACGGACTTGGCACCGGGGTACTTTGTAGGTCCATTACGTACATACGACATCAGCCGATCGCGATTATAGCTCGTAACAATCTCAGGAAACGTCAAGTTTCGTGCAATCTCTTCTGGTACACCTAGCTCATCTACATCAATGTTGGCGTCCGGCGTAATCACTGAACGAGCAGAGAAGTCGACGCGCTTGCCCATAAGATTACCGCGCACACGACCAGTCTTAGCGCCCAAACGAGACTTGAGAGTCTTTAGAGCACGTCCTGAGCGCTGAGCGGCCGGCGGAATACCCTTTATATCGTTATCGACGTACGTCGCAACATCGAACTGGAGGATATCTGTGTACTTATCAATCATCTCGGCCGAATCGCCCTTATCGATACGATCCTGTAGCTTCTGGTTATTGCGGACAATATCAATCAGCTTGTGTGTCAAATCATCTTCCATCCGCTGATTATCGTCCATGATGACTGACGGACGAACTGTTAGTGGTGGGACGGCCAGAACCGTACACACCATCCAATCAGGACGACTGAACTTGGAATTGAATCCAATAAGATCAACGTGCCGATCGGTGATGCGCTGAAACGTCCGTAGAACCATTTCGGGCTGGAGCGGGATCGGGTCACCCTCCTCGTACGTCTTTGCCTGAAGCTTAGCGATCGTGCCTTCCTCCTTAATAACTTTTGCAATCGTAGGGGAGTTACAGTGTGCGCATGCCGAAGACTCTTTAAGCTCATGCGTCTTGTATTCGACAGTACGTTCACGAACAGCATTGAACCGATCCATACCTTTCATCTTTTTGGAAATCGCTTCAAGTTCTGCATCGGGAAGGTACGGGTTTGAGCAGTTCAGGCATACGATTTGTAGCACCTTGATGACCTGATCAATGAACTGGTACAGGTACACTGGCCTAGCCAGAGCAATGTGACCAAAATGACCGGGACAGAGAATATTGTTCTGTTTACAGGTCGGACAGATCTTGCCGTTTTCAATTACACCGAAACGGGAATCAAAGACTCCACCTGCCACAGGCTGATCTTTATTTTGGTGTGTCTTGTCGGTAATGACGTGAACGACGCTGCGCTTGACGATTTCATCGGGGTTTGCGATTCCGAATTGGACACCGATGATAACGTCGCCCATTATTGTATTAGTCTGTATAGTCTTTAGATTCATTCTTCCATTTTTCACGCCTTGGTGACTTTCAGAGTAAGTTTCCAAAACTCGTCATCAAATAAAACATCTTTCACCAACTCTTTCGGGAACTCTGATTCCAAATATTCTCGCCAGTTCTCGAACTCGGGTCCGAGACGCTGGGCGAACTTCTTTTTGTCTTTGATTTTTATCCGCTTCAAATCTTGGAAAATGCGGTAACAGAAATCTTTCACTAAAGAAGAATTATCACTTTCCTCGCGTAAGATCCGCATGGCGGAATACCACTCTTCCATACTATTACATTTTCGGTTGAAAGAATAATGGGACGGAAAGCGATGAAAGGCGGTTCAGCAAACGATGATTTATTATTGGCTGCTACAGATGGGAATCTTGCCGGAGTCCAAGCTGCTCTTGCGGCAGGAGCCGACGTGAACGCCAAAAACATCGAAGGCGAAACTGCGATTATTTTAGTCACTGAAGTACCGGCTCGTAGTTATACCGGAGTACGCGACCGTATATTCAAGTTTCTTCTTTCAAAGGGAGCTAATATCAATGCGGTAGATAACCATGGTGGTTCGGCATTAGCGTATGCTTCACTCAATAATAACGGTCCACTCATTCGATCACTTTTGAATATGGGTGCCACACCTCCCACACCCACTCCTCCGAACGTACAATCAGTGGTGACCGAACTTGCTCAAATTGCTCAGACTCAAACAAATAAGACTGCGGCTATGAGCGAACTTCGGGCTTTGCCTGGAGCTTCAGATTTCCTTTCAACTGCTGCCAAGTATCCTGCTTTAGGATTAGGTGGCGGAGCGCGTCGTAAAACCCGTAAGCTCCGACTCAAGTCTATTAAGCCTTCACACAAAGCCGAAAAAAAGTGGGATGCGACCTTCGTGTACCCAGACGGACATGAAAAGGTCATTCCGTTCGGAGCCAAAGGGATGAGTGATTACACTAAACACCATGATCCAACTCGCAAACAGCGTTATCTGAAACGCCATTCGGGAATGGGTGAGAGCTGGCAGAAACCCGATACGCCCGGGGCTTTGGCCAAATGGGTTCTGTGGAATAAGAAGACGTTAAGGGCGTCTATTGCGGATTACAAGAAACGATTTAAGCTTTAAGCTGTTCGCTGAACCATAAACTGGCCTATTTTCATATACACGTTGGGGATAATTCGAATTCTATTTCTAGATTCAGATACAAATTTATTTACACCATCAACAGTTTGCAGCCAATATTTGTTGTAGTCGTCAAACACAATATATCCGCCAACCTTCACCTTTTCTAACGACATCAGACCGTCTCGATACACATACTCGGTCTCGTGGTTTCCGTCAACAAAAATCAGGTCGAAGAAATTGTCTGGAAATGTTGGGACAATATCGTCAGAAAATCCTCTGTGTATTAGGAATTTATTAACATCTGCACAGTTTTGGATGTTTTGGTTAAACCTTTTCCATGCTGTTTCTTGAAGACCTTTGTATTCTGAATAGTCTTCATAATCTATCCATGGATCTACGCAGTACAATTTGGAAGCCGGATGCTTGGCGTATGATTGTGAAACGAGAATCGCATTCGCTCCATCCGCACATCCGATTTCCAAATATTGAATAGGCCCATTGGGAATTGGAATATGAACAGGCCATTCTTTATCGGCTCTGCGAAAGTAGAATCTTCCTTCAAACTTTGGTAATTCATCTGGGATTTTTAAAAGACTATCAAGTTTTGTTGGAACCTTTTTAAGCCACGATAACTTCATTGTATTAGATTTAGAGAATGCTTACGTAACAACAACGGTGGGATTCCGGAGCGGTCAAACGGGACAGGCTTAAGATCTGTTAGTCAATCTTTCGTGGGTTCGAATCCCACTCCCTCCAACCACACTCATAGTTTAGTGGTAGAATGAGACCCTTCCAAGGTCTTGGCTCGGGTTCGATTCCCGATGAGTGTATCTTGAGCCCCCAGACTGGGATTCAAGATACGATTTGGCGTTGTAGTTGAACAAATGGATATAGGCAAAGATTACTGAGCCTATCACCACTGAGTACCAAAGTTCCATTATCATAAAAAACGAAATCATAATTCTAAAATAAACACAACTCAAAGTACGAAAAATGGACGGACCTAAAACTCGTCGCGAATCCAAGAAGACTAAGAAAGAGAAGAAAGGCGAACCGTTCGGCAAGAAACATGTGAGAGCCGTTGAAGCTCTGACGTCAAAATCAAAGTAGGGTTTTACTGATAATACGGTGAGTACGAATACGGTCACGATTTTTCGTTCGGAATCCTTGTTTGGTGCGTCGGCACGTCACGCCGCGGTACGATGTCTTGTCGCATCCGCTCGCGTGGTAATTGACACGCGCGATAAATCCACGGTAGGTCAATATAGGCACACGAGCTGTTTTTGATAAAGCTGATAACAGACCATACATCCACTTCTGATACTGTTTCTTACCATCCAAAGGTACTGGATGATGAGAGGCTAGATACGATTTGAATGTTGTGCGCATTTTTTCAAACGGGTACACTTCCGCCAAATCTTCAATGAACTGACGCTGCCGCGCCATATCTTCAGGTACCGGTTCATCGGGGTAATTGGACGCTACAGTAAACAGAAAGTCTCGCCCGGGGACTTGAGTAGGTTTCATAGATAAGTATTTTGCTTTAACCTCTTCGAAGCTTGGATCGGGACCAGGGTTTGGAACCTCGGGGTTATTAGCGCACTGTGTCCGTAGTTTGTTATTCACCATATTGTGAATCTCATACAACCATTTCGCCGGGTCACCTTTTAACGGGTGCTGGGTTACGAACTCCTGCGTGCTCGCGCGGCAAAACTTGCACGGCAAAACTTCTTTCATATCCAACAGAACTTTCTGGGGATTCGGAGATAAGAACGCTATCAGGTGAAACAATTGCCACCCCGAAGGGCCCCAAAAAAGGGTGTTGAATCCCATATCACTACTCTTTACCGCAAAAAGAATCTACAGTGAAATATAAAATGGCCGACATGACTGTGATGACGTTCGCTGTTGCGATTTTCCTAGGCTCAGCCCTGAGCCAGTTCTTCGGCGCGATTTCCCGCGACCTCGTTGCCCCCATCATTGGTGGCGTTTTCCCCGGCGCGCAGGCCGGTCTGGAGAAGTGGTCCCTACAGCTTGGCCCCGTCAAGCTCGGACTTGGCGATGCGCTCTCGGCCACGGTCAACCTCACGATCGCGATCCTCGTGGTCTACCTGACGCTGCCCTACATCCGCACGTACTCGCCTATCCAGGGAGGCCGCCGGTAAATTCTTACGCTAAAGTAAATGGCTACACCGCCTACATCCGATAATGGCGGACTTTTTGGTGCTATTGGCAGTGCGTTTAAGAGCGCTAAGGATGCCGTAGCGTCTACTGTAGCTCCTCTAGCTCCGGCAACTCCTCCCCCAACCTTACCAGGTGCTGCGCCGGAAGCGCCAGGTAAGACGTTAACTGGTGGTCGTCGCCGTCGTAAGACTCGCGGTGGAAAGCGCCGCTCGACACGTAAAACGACTCGCCGCGTTCGTAAATCTAAAAAGGGTGGTAGCAAATACTATTAGGGTCCAGTAATTACGGTCTCTAATTAGAGTCATATGGTTCAACCTTCAAGTTTGAAACTCGTCCAGCCGCCGCGCATGTACTTGCCATATGTGACTTCTACACGTTTCTCCATTTCTGAAGGAGACAGTTTCAGATCATTATCCACCAACCACTGCTTAAACACACGCTTAAGTGTCGTCCGATCAATCGGTTGCACTTGATCGCCTTCCTGAATCGCCATGAGCTTCTCGTTCATGAACCGTGAGATACCGTCATTTTCATCACGGTACTCCGAAGTATACTGCAGAACAGCTTGGGGTGCTGGGAGCTTTCGTAGACCCTTGCCTTCCTTGAGAACATGTACCAGATAATTCAGGAACGGTGTTGCCCATTCCTTGGACTGTACTGCGAACTGGATACTCTCATCCATAGGGAACTCGTTATTCGCTACAGGATTTGGTACGAACTTCGATAGGAAGTTAATCACGACCAGTCGTCGCCACGTACCTCCATCCGTCGTATTGATCTTTGGCTTATCGTTACATGCCAAATGGAACTTTGCCTGTACCTCAAACTCAGTACCTGACTTGAACAGATCACGAGCATACATCTTCTCGCCCGACGTAATCTCCTTCATCAGACCTGTGTTTAGGGCAATGGACTCATCAGGTTCCTGCATCGTCACGAATCGCCTGCCCTTCAGCCGAATAACTTCAGGAGCCGCATTACCCGATCCCTTACGCTTCTGGGTAAACAGAGAGATAGGAACCGTACACGCATAATCACCGAGCGCGGTAGATGTCAAGTTCATAATCATTGACTTGCCGTTCGATCCAGATCCGGTAAGAATATGGAACTTCTGAGCTGTGTTGCCACCAACTAGGTTCGTCGCCAAATGTTTCAGGAAGTATTCGCGCACTACTCGGTCAGGAAGTACCTGTTTCATAAAGTTTTCAACTGCCGGCCACGTATCGTAATCGTAGTAGTTACGAGCTGGATCGTAATCAATTCCGGTCGAGAACGACAAGTAATCTTCTGGCTTTCCGTCGCGAAACTCGAAGTTTGTCAGATCCAAAACACCATTATTGAAAGCAATCAAATCCTTGTTGGAATCCAGCTTCTTCGTGAACTCTTCATCGAAGAACAGTTCGCGGCATTCGCGCATAACGTTATCCTTGAACTTCGTGGTCTTCAGTTTCATGAACATAGTATTCAGTCCTGCCCTCTGCTTTTCTACTTGGCAGTACTCGCAGAACCCACAATCAGTCTTACCCTCGCCCGAACACTCTACCAGACCACGATCCTTCATTTCTACCTGAAGAGTTGTAACCTTATCGAAGAACACTCGGGCAATCTGCTTCGAAAGCTTGAGCTGAAGATCTACGCCACGATCAGTTTCCCGCCACACATGCCCGGCCCAACGGAACCAGATATTCTTGCCGAAATCGCAGCAGCTGTACAGATCACGGAACTTGGCGTGAATCACACAAGCCATATCGTGCTCTGTTCCTGAACATGCGGCCAGAACTAGACGGTCTACGTTATTCGCCTCAATCTCATCATACCCTTCACGGTTATCCATTCGCGACCAGTATCGCAACGATTTCTCGCTGAGACGATCTCCGTCATTGCGATACGAGATAGAGTTCCAAGTATTGATACAGTCGGCTTCGTTATACTTCTCCTCATTCTGGTGACTGAAATCCAGAAACACGTCAATCAAGTCTGGATGAATATTGTGTAAACAGTGTGCTGCGTCAATCCACGTCTTATATCCGTCCGCCCGCTCAGGATTCCAGTTCATCACATGATTCTTGAGATATTGCTTACGTTCGGGATCTAGAGGCGGGATTACAATACGACCGTCAGGAGATGATCCTCGGGACCCTGGGGCTCCACGCTGGAGCTGACGCCCAGATCTTGGAAGAACTGCGCTCCCTCCTGAAATTCGAACTTCCTGCTGAGTCTTCAGACCTACGTAAATCTTCCGAGCTTCTTCGGTCATTGGTGTCTCATCCTTCTCGTCGCGACAAAGCGACAGAGTCTTCATCAAAGACATTGATGGTTTCGGGATATCGTCCACAATTTTAACTCCATCAGGAGTCCATTCGATAATATACGATACGAGGTAGGGTAGAGAATTCGGATCATTTTTGCGAGAACCATACAAAGTCCAAGGAACTGTACGATTCACAACAAGTTCATCGTAAACCTTCTCCCAGCTCTCAGTGAGCGGTAGACCCTTGAAATGATCGTCCATTGATTTTACTAGATTACGACGAGCGCGCTGCTCCACAAACTTGTGGGTACAAACGTCCGGAACCACGATATGAATACCTGACTTCATCTTGCTCTTCTTGGTATCCAACGTAGGGCGGCGCTTCTCCATAATGTACAACTTCACCGTATCGGGTAGAATGAGGTACTGCTTGATTTCATTCATGTACGCATTCGCAAACGAACTCACTTGCTCTCGCGTGTGTAGATGCTCGTCATGACTGCGCTCATATATGAAATCGAAATCAATGCGGAGAGGACCGATTTCGGTGGACTTTTCCACAATGTACTGCTTCTCCTGATCCATGATGCTTTCAATGTAAAGCTCGTAAAACTTGGGAATAGCATCTTCCCCAATAAAGTACCTGCCTCCGGCAAGAGATAAGTGGGTCCAAACACCGTCAGTTTGATGCTTCTCCAAAAACTCGCGTAGAGACCCCTTGGACGCCATTCCGTATGTTGACCCCAGACAACTTTCTGGCAACTTATCCGTTTTGAACGCACGTGAACAAAACGAATTTATAGCCGGAAGATAAGAATAGGTAAAGATATGGAGAAGTTCTGCCCTGTTTGCAAGAGCCTACTCAACGATTTCGATGAACGGGTCGTGGACGGTACCAAGACAGCTGTTCGTGTTTGTTCTCGTTGCGAATATACCATTCCAATCGACAAGAAGAATCCGCTGGTCTATGAACATATTCTCCGAGAGGATAAGACGACTCGTCTGAGTACGAATCCTTACCTCAAACACGACCTAACTCTTCCTCACTTTGATCATATCGCATGTTCCAACGAGGACTGTCCTTCAAAGTCAGGAGCAGTATGGGACGTTGTGGGTATGAAACTAGATGAGAAGAAGCTTGTATGGTTCTACCAGTGCTGTAATTGCGACCGCATGTGGAAACAGAATGCTGGTAGTAAGTAAAACTCTTATTTACAAACATTGACATTACTAGAAATCAAAATGGACACAATTAAAGATCGGTACGCATATTTATGCCACACCGTTTGTGATATCAATGAGCACCTCCCTACGTTGTACAAGTATGCAACTGAATGCGAAAGCGTTTTTGAATCTGGAGTTCGGGGATGTGTTTCTAGTTGGGCATTAGTCTACGGACTTTTGAACAATAATAAACCGTCTAGGCATATTTTACTGAATGATCTTACATCGTGTCCGATTCAGCCACTTCTGGACGCAACGAATGATCTAGATATTACCGTAAAGTTCAAGTGGGTTAATAATCTAGATTTAGTTATGACCGACAAGGTTGATTTAACATTCATTGACACATGGCATGTATATGGTCAGCTAAAGCGCGAACTGGCGAAGTTTGCTCCGCTGACTAAGAAGTATATCATACTACACGATACTACAGTTGATGAAGTGTATGGTGAAACGATCCGCTTGGGATGGAATCCGGAACATCAGTCTCGGGAGTCAGGTATTCCCGTTGAAGAAATTACACGAGGGCTTTGGCCAGCAGTCGAAGAGTTTTTAGCTGCGAATCCAGAATGGGTCCTTAAGGAACGATTCACGAATAATAACGGCCTGACTGTTTTGGCGCGAGTATAATAATGGCGAGTCAGAAAGATCGATTCTGTAAGTGCGTTAAAGCTGTTCGACGAACGGTGAAGCTTAACAAAAAGTACGCGAAGTCAAAGGAAGGAGCGGCTATCGCGATTTGCACTCGCACCATCCTTTTTCCTCGTGGGCGTACTATGAAGAAGTTTTCGTGTATGAAAAAAGGTCGCCTAATTACTCAGAAGCGGAAGTTAGAGCCTTCCAAGAAATAGGAAAAAGTGGCTCAATAAGTTCACCCAGCTTTTTAGCGTATTCCTGAATTTCACGCTGAGCAGTCGGATCTGTGCGCAGCTTGTATAACCGAGCATATGCGGCCAAACTTCCAGTCTCAATGAATTCAGTAAACATACTTTGAGGTAGAACGCACCTAGCAATTTCAGGGGCTACTCCCTTCGATAGTAGGTCCTGATACACCATAACATTGACTTCCGTATGGGTCTTAATGAGTTGATGAATCGTTTGGGCATTATCAACCTGAGTCTCTTTACTTCCTTGCTTCAGCTTAGGATCGCGCTCGCGAATCTGATCTGGTGTCGGAATCCAGCATTCTGGGACAGTGTCTACGTACCGACGCGACACCTCGTTTCGCGCAAACCCGATTTGATGGCGGTACCATTCTCGTGCCACAAAAATTGGCATCTTGATTCGTAGACGGATTTGAGGGTGGAAAAATGGAGTCACGTGGTTGTGTTTGGCCAGATACTTCACAAGCTTCTCATCTGCCACCGAAAACTCTGTTGATTCCTTGGCAAATGAAACTCGTGCCGCATTCACGACCGTAAGATCATTTCCAAATACGTCCAAGAGTTCCATTGATGTAGATACGCTAGATGGATTAAAATGGAAAGTATCTACATAATCTTAGAGTAGTCATACAATGGAAGAACTACGCTTCGAATCCCGCGTTCTACATCCGGAAGTTCAGGCTGTAGAGCGTGATAAGGTTGCCGATACTCTCAACACTCCTCGCGTAACTGATCCTTATTATACGAAGTACGAGTATGCCTGTTTGTGGGGTACTCGAGCCCAGCAGATAGCAGATGGCGCTCGCCCTCTGATATCTTTGGATGGTATGTTAACGTCTGATCCTTTATTCGTATGGAATGTTGCTGAGCGCGAAATCTCCGAAGGCGTTCTCCCATTCATTATTCATCGTCGGTTTCCTTCAGGTGTTTCAGAGTACTGGAGTACAACTGAACTCAAGATCATCCACACATAGACTTAAGAGTCTCTTCGCTAGGCGGGAAAATCAGTAACTTATCAACAGCTACCGGTTTAACTAGCGGATCAGGGGCATCGTGCGTAGCCGTACGGTTTCCCCACTGTAGATCAACGCTCTGGCTCGCATCAAAACGAGCGAGATCACGAGCAGTTTCTCCATGTAGACGGCGGGCATCCGACGACACGTACTTACCTCGTAAATCTTTCAGTAGGAATATTGACAGAACAGACAGAGCTAACGCAGTGTAGAAATAGTTTTTGTAAAAGAGTCCAAGTATGGCCAAGAGCAACACAGCTGTTGATCCTGATCGTGAGACCATCATGAGCTCAAGCAAGCTCAGAGAGAACTGTTTGAACACCAATACAACAAGTAAAATTCCCAAGACTCCAAGAGCAAAAACTGAATCGTTGCTCATCCTTATTCAATGTACAGAAAACGAATATAGAGAAACTATGATGAATAGGAATAAGACATGCTGATCCCTATTCGGTGCTGGACCTGTAATAACCCCTGGCTTTCAAATCGGTATCTAATGTACCTAGAAAAGGTCAAGGAGTATCGCCGAGTCGACGGAAAGCCCGACGAGATGGAGTACCTGACTGCTACCACAGTAAAGACAGCTGAAGGGAAGGCTCTAGACGATCTAAAAATTACAAAGCAGTGCTGCCGCCGCCATATTCTATCGCATATTGATTTGTTCTAATATTCTAGTCTACATACAAATGGCGACTTGTACCTTCGCACCGAAGGGTATGTCCTACACAGAATACCTTCGTAGCAAAAAGTCTACGGCAGTTAAAGTTCTCAACACTCAACAGCTTCATGATGCTTCCGATATTACGACTCAGCGACGCCTGGGAAGTTCACAGGTTTTTGCTCTGAATAATACCCAAGTCAAGGGTGTGATCAGTCACCCCATTGATTTTTCACAGGAGCCTTCGCATCAGACAAAATCCGCGTACAAGGCCGGCGGAGGGTCTCGTAAAGTCGGCAGCGCTTCGGATTTTACAGCGTATGCGGGAGGTCAGGCGATTGGTAAGGAAGTTATGTCTGGTATGCCGTCTGGAAAAATCACCCAGACTCCTGCTATTAACCTCACATCCCCCACAGTTCCTCAGAGTGCCGCGGATTTTATCCGTAAGGCTGAAGGATGTAAAGTAGCTCTGGGTCAGCCTCATACGGCTGCGACGGTCACGCCACCAGTATTTGTTGATGATACGATTCGTAACTTAGTGAGTGATCCAAGTGTCTGTATCCCTCATAACGTGAATAAGACAGGGTGCAATAACTTCCGTGGAGCGAATCACGGCGTCAAGGCTGAAGTTGCTCACCCTCATGTTCCTAACCGCCCATCGCAGGCCGGAGGTCAGATTGCTATTCTGGGTAACTTGGAGCCTGGTAAGGAAACTTTATCGCATGGCGGTGTGACGATTGCTCACGTTAAGAGCAATATACCCGTTGCGGCTATTCGTACTACAGCCGGTACCAACGCACACTACAAGGCCGGAGCTGCGCTGCCCAAACACAAGTATGTTGAGAACCATCACGGTAATGATCTTGGCGTCGATCCTCACCGTCAGATCAGGAAATACACTATACATAACCCGCAGCCAGATCATATGAAGATCAATAAGCCCGCAAACACATTTAGTGTTAAGTAAATTTAAGTATCAATGCTCTATATCCTCACCAATATTCTACAATTCCAAGAGTTTTTGGATTACTTCAAACAAACTCATGGAAAACTTTTAGATCTCTCTAAAGTCCCGATTTCTAAATTAGCAGAAGAAGGATTGTCTGCTGTTAATCATCATTCTGAATGCTCTGTTTTCCTAGGATATTTGGAACCCGGATGGATGTTGGAAACCGGACACCAAGTCCAATTAAGGAAACTTATACGCAAATTCCCAGTCGCAATGATTTCTAAGTTTGTGGACAGCATTCCTTTTTCGTGGAAAAACGAAACTCATTCTATTTATACCCAAGTTCCTTTAAATCATAATGGATCCGCCAAAGTTGTCGACGATGGTAGTTCTGTACAACACGAACCTGAAGTTTGATACCAATAAGATCATGAGCGATCTTCCTCTAGATACCTCCATCATCAAGATAGAGAAGCGAGGAGTTGCTCGTCGTGGAGAAAGTCGGCGTGATAAAATCAAGCGTAGGTCAACTAAGACAAACCCTAGCAGCACAACCGGATTCTGCCACAATTCAATTACAGTTGTTGTCTTGAACGATGGCGATGGTGCTCTTCCAAAGAAGGAAATCACAATTAAGATCTTTCAAAATGGAGTATTTCATTTGACTGGTATTCTAGATCCTCTTTACGATACTTGCTCAATGCGTATTCTATTAGTATCTCTTTGGGATAAGTGTCGCGAGTCAATTATCGAAGCTCCTGAACAGTACGAAATCACGAAACGCCGAGTTGTCCTGATGAATTACACTACGAAACTATCATCAAACCAAACTGTTCCTCGTGAAGTAATGTTCAAGAATATCCGCAATTTGGCTCGTGAAGATGTCGTGTGTGCTTATGATCCCGATGTGTATCCTGGAGTCAAGATCCGCATCGGTCCAAAGAATTGGACGGCTAAAGTTTTCAGAACTGGTAAGATTATTCTAACTGGAATCACAGAATCTGAAGAAGTCACTGAACTTATTAAACAACTTTCGTCTCTACTTGTTGAGGTGCTGCCGCCAGCGCCGAAACTACAAACCCAGTCAGTACCAGCTGTCCTATAGTAAGACCGGTTAGGACAACTAACCATAAATACAACATGAACGGTGAACTCATGCTCTGCCAAACACCACTAAACATGGCGACTGCGCCGGCGACGTACAGTATGATGCTTGCTACGCTTCCCGCGACGAGTCCTCCGGTGACGGCGTCCATGTTTTTTCTTTGTCTTACGTTTACCTTTTGTATCAGACTGAGTACCGCTTCCAGGGTACATATCCTCAGCTCCGCGCAGCCGGAATCCTCCTTTTAGATCAGAGGCTTTTACCGTCATAGGCGTGGCTTTAGCAAACTGGTCGTAGGCTGCGCCCGCTTTAAGCTGTGCTAGCGCTTCTACTGCGCCCGCAGCCACTTTTCCAGGATCCTGACCCGCCACACTGTTCGCCGTAGGAATATTCACTGGCTGAACTGCTGCTCCGCCACGCATCTTGCGTCCGCGTCCCTTACGTGTACGCCGTCCCGACCCTTTCTGTCCAGCTCCCAAAGCCTTCGCAGTTTCCGCATGCTGTGTCGCATCTGCCGCAGTTTTTGCCGCGGCAGCCTGAGCAATACTTCCTGAAATCTGAGGAAGTGGCATTGGTTTCACAGGTACTACCTCGCTGGGTTTTACGATCATTTGCCCATTGCTCGCTGTTGTAGGCATATTAATGTATAGCGCAGAAATAACACAAATGCCTTTGACATCAATTCAGATCCAAGCTCTTGTTCGAGAGATGGATTACAGTATGCGCCGACACAAGGGTCTGAAACAGACGAACCCTACCGAGTACCGCAACAAGGTCGTAGCTGAGAACCAGATGCTGTATAACGATATGCCATCTATCTTTGAAATGCATATTACTGGTAAGTTGGATGGAACGTTTTTTGATATGCTGGCTTTGCGTCGTCAAATTGAGAAAGGTGAACTCACTGAAGATGAAGCGTCGCGCCAAGTAGGTCAGAAACTATTTGATCGGTACGTCAAGCCTGTAATTGGCGATGACGTTCCTCCCGAACAGCGTACTGGTTCAAACGCTCCAGCTCCAGCTCCAGTTATCAAATCATATGCTGAGTATTACAAAGACACAGATGGGAGCGGGATGTCCGGTTCGCCAAGTTAGACATATTTATCGACGTAATGGCGGTGGTCCTCTTCTTAACTATTCACCACTAGTAGGTGTGTGTCGGATTGGATGTGGAGCATACAAAATTCCAAATCTACGTAGGTAGTAATGGCATACGCTGGATCAAAAAAGTTCCAGTACCAACAACTTCAGTATTGTCCACAGCGCAATGTTCAGAGCATCAGCAAAACAAAGATGTTTAATAGCACAGTATCAAAGTACGATCCACGAACTGGACGCACAACTCTTCTTCAACACTGTGTTCCATACGAAAAGTTACTCACTCATCCCAGTTCTAAATGTCATCCTCATCCACCTCGTTGCGACTATTATGTTTATGTCCAAGGCGAAAATGCTAAATGATTTACTTCTATTTACCGGTTATTTCCTTCACTATAACAAATGAAGTTACTTACTTTATTAGTATCTCTATTTGCTATAATAACTCCTGTCCAGCCTCAGGTGGCTATTGGGAGCACTACCCTAACTCCTACCGCAACTAGGTCGCGCGTAGTAACCGCTGTAAGTCGTACGTCTACCGATACGCCTACACACACACGGGCTGCGGGGACACTTAGTCCTACCGGAACTGCAAGTCGATCACGAGCTGGTACATCCGTTACGGCATCTGGCACTCGCACTCGTGCTATGGCATCCGCTACTTCTACAGATACCCCCACTCGGTCACGAGCTGGTCCATCTCTTAGTCCAACTACGAGTACGACTCGTACTCGCATTGTTTCTGTTACTGGCACCATTACCCGAAGTCGATCAGCTGTTGGAAGCCTTACACCAACAACCACACGCACTCGTTCTGGCGCAAGTTCAGTGACCTCTACAGATAGTCGAACCCACTCTCCCGGATCTTCAGGGTCCGCTACTGGAACTCGCACAGCTAGTGGAACTGTCACAGAATCTCGTACTCCTACCGCCGGAAGCACAGCGTCAACCACGTTCACGCCCCAAGGTACTCCTTCCAATACTGAAACGTCTAGTTGGACATCAAGCTATACTCCCACAAACTCAATGACCGGAACACGCAGTTATACTGGAACCGCAACAGGAACTCCTACGATGACAATTCTGACTGGAGTAGCTGCTCCTCAATCTTCAAGTAGCGCGACTCCAAGCATTGCCATTGTTGGAATTGCTGCTGGGGCTTCTGTTGTTGGCGTTCTGGGTATAGCTTTTGCGATCGCGTTCAGTCGTCGTTCACCTAAACAGAAACTAGTAAGTCCCGTGTATCATGATGAACCTGTAGAAATTAAGCACAATCCTGCGCGTGCTCCATTGGAACGTCAGCGCAGTATGACCTATCCTACTGAACCCGAAGTACCGAAAAATGTAATGCCATCCGGAATGAAAAATCCGTTTGCTGCCAAACCTATGATTGTAAAATTCACTCCTACCCAAATTCGTACCAATTACGATCTCCCACCTCCACCCCCACCACCTCTGGAAGACGTTTAACTAGCTTCATCTGTCAGACGAGAACGCAGTTCTTCCAGCATTTTTCCAAGTTTATTGAGTCCGCGCCACTTTGAAGCTAGTTTAGCTTTGTCTGTATCCATCGACGTTCCAATTCCCCAGTATATATCTCTCGCATCCGCAAACCCGATCGGTCTCTTACCAGTATCCAGCAACTTCGTACGAAGATCTGGATGTTGAGCAAACTTTGCCCTGATCGCATCCCGCATTATTTGATCCTTCTTGGCTTCCCACGCTTCGTTCTTTGATAACTTCTTGAGGTATGCCTTAGCCGCCTTTGCAGACGCAGCTTTCATGATCTTTTCGTTGATCGTATCATTCTTAGCCTCCAGAGCTTCCATTGATCCTACATAGTGTGTCACCGTAGGGTACGTTACTCCCGCAATCTCGACTGTCTTCTTAGCATCATTACTGAACCCCATAAACTCTCCGCCCGTCTCGTCGCCCACATTAAACAGTACCGGCTCCAACTCTTCCTCCACCTTCTTCTTCAACTTCCGCTTCTCCTTTTTTGATTCTTCAGGTGGAGAAACCAGCTCGTCAATTTTGGGTTCCGGTTCACCAGGTAACGGCTCAACTTCCGGCTCCTCCTTCTTCTTTCCAGTGCGCTTGAAGATGAACGTACGGTTCATAAAGGTATACGTCTGCTGCTCCTTTGTCAAACTGATATTTGTCTGCTTTTCGTACAGCTCAGAGAACAAGTTTGTTTCCTGTAATGAGAACCCATACTCTGCAAAGATATCCGTAACCTTTCCGAACGGAACAAGGTATTCTACTGCCGGCTTATCGAAACTTTCCAGAAACACCTTGATCCCTAATCCGAACTCTTCAGTCCAAGACTCACGGTCTTCGTACAGTTTTGTGAACTCTCCTGCCATCTGCTTCTCGTTCCCAAACAGATGAGTCTTCTTTCCCATCAGGAGAGAGTATACTGCCTGACCGTCCAAACATGTTCCAAAGAATACATCCTTGCAGTACTTGTGAATATTCTTCACGAAGTCTCTGAACTTATCTTCCGTCTCGCAAGCATAATGAATCGCAAACTGGCAACTCGCAGCATCAAATTCCTGTAATCCGTGAAACTTCTCAAGCTGTTCAGTGTGTGCGACTTCAGTTCCCAGAAGAATTGGCATATACTTATCCTCTTGCTCCAGCAGCGGGAAGTGTGTAATATCTCCTTCCAAGAACAGCGCAGGAGGAATGTACAAATGAGGGTTCTTCTTCTTGTCATTAATGTACCGAATCGCCGCACCTTGAACTCCGGCCGTAATATTCGCCAACGATACATCAACTCCTACAACCTTCGAACAATGAGCCTTCTTCCATTTCTGTAAATCTCCGGCTCGTCCCATCGCAAGCTCCAACAACGTCTGGTTCTTCTCAAGCGCATTACGATACAGTTCCTCTTTCACACGGTTGTGGAACGTATACACATCCGCAAAGACTCGAGTATTGCGCTTCAGATCGTCGCGGTAGTAATCATCTTCCAGTCCAGCTTCGATAATAGATGTTGTGAATGATGTGATCATTTCTTCAGTGATAGGAACGTGCATTGATGTCCAAATTGAATCTGCCGTGGAAATATCGTTACCATACTGCGGCTGATGAAGTACACGGTACTGATGTGTCTTGTCGTAGCGCGTACGCATAACCGTCCAGCGGTGAGTCTCCGTATCATACGCACACTCAATGATCGTATTTGTTTCCACTCGGTCTCCATTCTTGTCTACCGTCAGACCTTTATCGTTCAAAGGAATTGTGATTTGGTATGCGTCTGGGTCTCGTGGTGTCGAAGGCTGAAACACGCTCGGGATACGCGTATTCATCTCTGCAACCTTCGACAGACTTTCGGGAAGTGTAGGTTCAGTATACTCCCCCGTCATCGTCTCACGCGGATAGATGATATTATCGTCGCGAGGCGTACGACTTACGTACAATTGTCCCTGCTTGGCCGGAACGTTCAGAACTGGATCAAATCCTTCCTTCTCATCAATTGTCACAAGGAAATCAATACTGTTCTGGTCCGCTGGCTTCCACTTGTAGACGCGCATCCACGTATCTCCACGCGTATCTTCTGTAGGAGCTACACCTGTATCGCGAGGCGTAAAGATAAGCCCATCCGTCTCAAACTCGTACTCCGTATTTAGAACACTTCGAATCGCTTCCTCCATCGTCTTACCGTCGCCTGCAAAGAACTGCTTCGTCTCTACACGCAGAGGAATCAGAGAATACGCTGTCGTGAACTGCGTCTTCAAATCTTCAATGAACGCACGAGCCACACCTAGACGAGAATTCAGAGACATATCTTCGTCCGTCTTCATCAGCGGTAGTGCCTTCACATCACGATTCCGGAATCGGTAAATATCAAAGATACAGAACAAGTTCTTCTCCAAGATAAACTCGCCATCCACGAAATCGCCTATATGAGAATCATTCATAGCCGTAATTCCTGTCCACGTAACCCCCCGGTTTGTCACCTTGAGTAGTTTACGGTCGCGCGAAACGTACAATCCCGCCCGCTCACCGTCTGCCTTGATTGTCACCGTATACCCCTTAGACACATTGTAAGGAATCTCAGGACTCAAATGACGACGCATCATAGTTACCGGATTGTAGAACTTCAATCCCGAAGTCTTGAATTCTTGCATGTACCGCTGAATATCCGAAACTGGAAGAACAAATGACGTCTGGTAAAACGACTGCAGAATCGTCATAATAACTTTCTGAAACTCTTCTACCACCAACTCAGACTCCATCTTAGTCTCGTGATTCACAAACTCGATTTCCAATTCGTACTTCGGCTGCTGCTTCAACATCGTCTTCAAACTCTGTTTCACATTCACTCCACGAGTCTTGATCATTGAGAAATCAACACGAAACAGCTCAGATGATGTCTTGAATGACCTGCGATGAATCAGGCGGACGTGAGCTTTGGGATCGTTCGGGTCACCCTGCCAATCTTTACGGATCTGTGTCTCCTTTCGCAATGTAAATTTTGAACTGACTTCAGGTGCTTCGACTGTATCGCGTTTGGTACCGGTGTAATACGGCTCCTTACGTTCCACTGATAATGGAAGGTCCTTAAATGATCCAGTAGATACCAACTTGAAGATGTTACCTGTCTCCATAACATTGACTCGAGTCTTGTCCGGATATGAGAACGTCATATTATGCGTCTCTACAACACTACCAATAGATAGACCTTGGATAGTTTTTATTAGACGATCAGCGACGTCTTTCGTTTGGATCTTATCAGAAAGCAGCTTACATTCTAACTCTGCTTTATGATCTTTTTTTGCAACGGTGACAAACTCACCGATGGATCCAATAATCTCTTTGGAGATTATATCCATACTAATATTATCTTTTTACAGTGACTTTAATCAGTCCATTTTTACTCCGGTATCATGCGTTCATACGTCTTTCTAGTCTTCTGATCTTCGTCCATACGCTTCTTCTGATCTAAACAAAAAGTCACGTAATTCTGAATTTCGGTCAAGCAGGGATTCGTTAGAACGTTTGTTGATACTAGGATACCTTTTTCGGTCTTCGTATACTCCTGCGTATACTTCTGTACAATATCAAAAATTTGGCGATGCTCGTTCGCCTCTAGCTTATCCAGCTGATCCTTGAGCGTTTCCTTCTCAGTGCGAGCAAAGGTGTTCATTTGTTTTATCTATGATTTTCATGTTTAAACTGGGGGAGGTGGAGGAGGAAGTGTGTCTGGACCAAGAGCCGCATCATTCTTCTTCAGACGCCGCTTCTTCTTCTCTGGTTCACCAATTGTAGGCATAATCACAATCTGCTTCTCGCCTTCAGCCATTGATACAGGAGCTACCAGCATTGGCTCGGGCTCACCAGACTGAGGAACAGGTACACTTTCGACCGTGTGTAGCAACTTCCCTACCACAATGATTTCCGTATCCTTCTGCTTGAATTGGGCACCCACAACTTCAAACTCAATATCGTCTCCTTCCTCGATCTTCGTAAATTCGTCGTTTCCGTAGTTCAGGTCGCGGGGGATAAGAACTTTAATGGGTGGTGTCTCTGCGTGTACACCGACCTTTGATCGTACAGTAACTCGCGCCTTTAGTTTCTGACCGGGATGCGGCAAACATACATCGGCCTGAAACTTGACATCGTAATCAACTCCACTCTTCGTGTAATTGGTACGACCCAGAGAGTAGTCTACGAGTGTAATACTGTTCCGCTCAATAAATCCTTCAGCGGAACATATCCCTTCATAATTCATCTTGAGTTGTGCGAGAATTGAGGCCTGCATGTTCTTTTGGAGAAACTTCGAATCAATATGGACCTTCTTGCTCAGTTCGCGACGGTCAAACAGAGGATCCATTTTGTTATTCATTCGGTTAGGAATAAATTATCGGTTTTTCGCGGTCCAACATTTTGGAAAAAATTGAAGCCTCTAAAAATTCCATCAAAGATCCATCGTTCCGAAATCGAACAACCATTAGTCGCGAAGTTTTTCGCGTAATTCCTTATTTCCCTTTTCATTCAACACCTCAAACTCTTCCGGCGTAATCCAGTACAAACCCTGCTTCCCTGCCAAAACAGCCTGACGAATCAAAAAGTTCAGATATAAACATCTGTCCTTTTTGCCTTTAGCTTGTTCTGGGAATCCAGACCCACTTAACCAGTTCGCAAAACTGTTCAGCGTTTCCTCTTTGAATGATGCACACGCTTGCCCTCCGATTGTTTTGGTGCGTCCTACTACCTCTACTGTATCCGATTTAGGATTCAAATTGAAAATGATCTTGTCATCTTTCATCGAAGCAAAAATATCAGATTTGCGCGCAATGAATCTGTCTTCCAACACTCGCCGCCATTGCTTGTACTCGTCTAACTGTTCGCCCACAGGCACTACAGGCTTCAAATCAGAATCAAATATACGATTGAGTCCCAGTACGTAAATATCTCCCGTCTTTAATGGTTTTGAGTACGGAGTATCCCAATTTCCTGAAAGTAAATACGCTATCTTCTCGGATTTTGTAAGCAGAGCATCAACAATATACCAATCTTGGATTTCGGTAGAAAACGTTTTTACATACTCTGGTAATTCAGATCGTTTAGCTTCCAGTACTGGGACTTCAGTCTCTTCTTCATCAAACACTACATCTTCAATGGTTATTTCTTTATGTTCTTGTTTCTTGAGAATTCGTTCCAACATTGTCTGGTTATCACCAGTAGAGTACGCTACGAAATCACCTTTCGATTCTAAATGTCCTTCACCAATTTTCAGTGGCGTATCTATCGCATTCTGAATCAGGTATTGAACAACACTGGGATCGTACTCTTTCAACAAGGGCTGCTTTGATAAATCTTTCAAACTCCAAATTGGTTTTTGTTTGAACAGTTTGATCAATTTGTCAAACACTTCATCTCTAACATCAAGAATTGATGATAGCGGCCGAGAATGTGTAAGATCAGGCTCTGAAGGTTCTAGGTGGCACACAATCCCACTAATCTTATCTTCAAATGTCGGCGCAAACATTTCCGCAAGTGATAACTTAATCTCCTTCTTATCCTGTGCGCGTATTTGTGGTACTTTCTGGTTGCGCCAATCTTCGGGTAAACTGTTCACTGAATTCTGTAGTTCACAGTCCATTGCCGATTCCATGACTGTACGTTTCACTTTAGCAATCTTTTGAGCTTTGGCTTCAATGAATACTCGGTACACATATTCATCCAATGTTTCCTGCTTGCCTTTAGGATACCGACACACATGTAAATAAATCGTACAGTTTTGCTCCTCAAACGGTAGTAGTGAATGAGAACACGTACGCATTCCCCGCCCCAGAACTTGTTCTAACCGACTCATATTGTACCATGGATCAAGTACATGAATCTGACGGACATATCGGAAATCTACACCTTCCGATACTTTAGGAGACGCTATAATTACCCGAATATCAGATCCATCAATATTCGATTTATTTTTCAGTCGGTCCAGTGATTTGCGAATATCGGTTTCTGATGTGTCTGATGTGAACAGAACATATCGTCCCTTAGATCCACGTTTCACTTCTTCCGATGTAGCTTTCAGAAGCGGTCGCCCAATAGCTGATTCATACCCGTGTTCTTCTAAACACATCGCAAATAACTGTGCTCCTGATGTCACTAAATTCGAAAACACAAATACTACACCGTCCGACTCTTTCAGTATACGCGTAATCAATCCAAACTTTGAACTGTATAGCGCAACCTTTGAAGGTGCTAAGAACTTGTCGCCTTTGTACGAATACTCTTCACCAGTCTTGTCAAACGTTTCACGAAATGTCTTGCCTTCCGGAAAAGCGCATACAGTCGGAGACTCTTCTGACATGATCTTCGAACTTGATGAGAGTTTTTTGATTTCACGTTCCTGATTCGGGTGAACGTACGACTTCACTAATTTTAGAAACCTACGATGAGTCTTGATTGAGTTTCCATCCACATCCTTTTCACGATCAATTTCAGCTGTGATGGTTTCTGGTGGAGGTAAACGGAACGGAAACGTGAACGGGTTCTCGCCTTTAATGAATGAAACATAGTCTTGGCACAAACGACGGAACTCCTGCTCCTTTCCTTCCTTGAAGTCACCAGACTCCGTAAATATATCAGATGGCTTAATACTTTTAGTCGACGGAATCTTCTTTTCGTTCCACAAGAAAAGGTTGAAGTAGTAGACGATTTCGTCATATGTGTCGTACATTGGCGTAGCAGTCAGTAGAACTAGAGTCATACCGTTCGCCACCTGAATAATGTTCTGTAACTCTTTGGCTGCTAGTTTACTTACGGTTGTTTCAGTTGTGTTATCGGTTACACGGAGATTGTGGGCTTCATCAACAATAATTAACCGGTTATCAAATATTTCATGGATCCATTTAGTTTGTTCGGCGGGTGAACGCTTATCAAGTTCATTCTTTACCATGATGGCAAACCCTTCGTAACCATAAAACTCATAAAACTCGGATATGATTCGCGAAGCACGCGCTGCTAACCGATTACGACTTGCACGATCAGTGTACCGCAGTGTCTCGTCGCTCGATCGTTCCAGCATTTCCAAGTATCGCCGTCCAGTACACTGCTGAGACAGTACGGCTCCATCAGGGTCTACTCGCGAAACATCAAAAATCTGGTTCTTGAAGTTTTCCTGAATTGAAGGATTCGCTAACACTAAAACTCTCTTATCCTGAAACTCAGGCCTGATAATGTACTCTTCGGCAATTTGAATAGCAGAACATGTTTTACCGGCTCCAGTACCATGTACCATCAATAAACTCCGCGTTGGTGAATCGGGAGACAATACGCGACGTAAGAAACGCTGAACAGGCTGTAACTTGAAGTCCTGAGATGCGCGCGAGCACTGCTCTTCACGCATAAGCTTCAACGACTCCAAACTTGCAGCTGGTAAAGTCTGTGCCCTAGTTTCAGCCAGTTCAGGCAACTTCGTGTTGACCATTACTTTATGACTTGAAAAACGAATCTTGAAGCAGTACGCTATTACTGTTTCATTAAGATGGCATTCGATAATATGCCCTTCGACGATTTGGATTTTCTTCTACGTAGAGATTGGTTCCATACTGTACAGGATATTCATGATTTGTTGGCATATGCTGATGACAACACTTTCTGGCGTTTGTATGGAAATCGACGAATGTATTCCCAGCGTGTGCGCGAAGTTATCGCACCACTGGATTATATCCATGATAAACCCCTGTTCAAATTCACAGTTCGTGATTTGACGGATGGTCATATTGAAGAGATGCGGGCACAGGAACGTAAATCTCTTCGCGAACTCATGAAGTATGAGTGGGAACAGTATATGAAAACTATGCCCCCTCGCCCTCGCGATACAATTGACGAACGGATTGACGCTAAGCGTCTAGAGATTGAAGCTGTTAAGGAAGAACTTCATGAATACAAAGAAGTACGGAAGTGTGGCGATCGCAAGAAGCTTGCTGAGTTTGACCGACGTATCGAAGAGAAGTGGGGTGAAGAAGCCAAGCTTCAGAACGAAAAGACAAAAATGGATGAACTTTGGAGAAGTAAGCAGCATCTAAAGTTTGAAGCTCGACTAACATAATGGATCGCTGTGACTTCTGTAAGAAGAAGACGCACATACTCATTGAATGTAAGTGTGGACACAAGGTCTGTCTGAAATGTAAAGTTCCGGAAGATCATCAGTGTACATTCGACTTTCATTTGAGTGCAAAGTTCAAATTGGCGATGAACAACCCAAAAATTGAACCGAAAAAGCTGGAACAAATATAATGAACCTCCTAGCTATTGCAACGGCTGTTGTGTGGATAGATTTTCTAGTGATCATGATCACCAAAAAGGTTTTTGTATTGAACCCTTTTTTGAATGAGTGGTATGAAACATATAAGCTCACAGGGTCTCTACTTGATTGTCTAGTTTTCATTCTTGTCATAATGCTTGCGTTCTTCACTATGCCCAAAACGTCTCCCTTTTTAGTGTTTTTAGTTGCGATCATCTACCAGATTCTTCACGACGTCTTGTTGTACTATCTTGTCGTTATACCATTACCTAAAGGTCAGAATGCTATCATAGATCTGTTCAAAGTATATGTGAACCGTGGCGGAGTAGCTACATTAGTTGGAGATTCAATCATGATGGCAGCAATGATGGGTCTCTTCTTCTACATCCAGCGCACTGATCCCATTAAATTGGTATTTGCTCTCCTACTTGGCATCTATTCTATTGGGTATGCTGTCTATTCGTAATTTGGTCTTCACATAACATGATATATTCATACAAGAATGCCCGACCGTATTGCCTTGTTTTTGTCTACGAAATCTGCTCCGGAATGTGCTAGGTTAATAGGGAACTTTCCCAACTATGTTCGCGATGATAGACTTGTTAATCTGGTGTCTGGATTTGATGTGAACAACCACAAGAAAAACATGAAGTTCAAAAATCAGCTTCTTTCATTTTCAAACATTCCAGGTTTGAAGGAAAAAGTTGACGAGTGGATGAATTCGTGAGTATATACACAAATGGGTGGCGGTTTGTTTGGAACTCCTCTTTATCTCAATCCAAAGTGCTTGGTTTTTTCAGGCTTTGTATTGGCTGTATGGTTCCTTCCTCATCCTAAACGCTGGCAGCACCAGATTGTCTTGGGATTCATCTTGGCTTCGTTAGCTTACGTATTGATGGCATGGTACGATCTCTTATTTGATTGTAACGACCGTTTGCGTCCTACCTTTTTGGGATGGTTGACTGGATGGGCTAAACCTGCTCACTACTCCCAAGAGTATGAAAAACTTCCCCTCAAATACAAAAAGTTGGTTAGAAACGTGGACATCGCTGTCCTAGTCGTTTTAATTGTTTTGGCGTTCAGTCCGTATTTATTGTAATCGGATCGTCTGTTTCTTTGATGCTCTGCTCCACCGCAATTAGGCGGGCAGTTGCTTTCTCGAGATCTAGAGTGTGGTGCTGTGCGTACCCCCACAGGGAATACGCAACCTCGCTAATCTCCTCGTCGGTCAAACGACCAGCGGGGAGAACAGCTTTGAGTGCGCCAGCAACCCATGTCCGATCTTCGCCAAAGAAAGTTTCTATGAACTTCGGTAAGTACAAATTCAACTCATACTCCTTGAAGAACTTATCAAGGTTCGCATAGTGAACATCGTACCATTGCGGCATTTTGTTGTTAATGCCAATGATGAAGTAAAAATTAGACTTTTTAAATCCGTTTTTATTTGGTAAACGTAGATTCTACTGAAGTAGCTATACTTTTTGCTGTATCCTGAGCTTTGCTGATGTATTCAAGCAAGTAGTAGTCGACTATCGTAATCGTAAACAAGAACGTTCCTGCTGCAAATACTACGCGACGATCAAATTCGGTAAACTTTCCCGGAAAGAAAGGATTGAATTGCCATATGAGGTAAATACCCATATACACCTTAATCCAAAAATCAAGCGATTTTATGATCACAGGCTTCTTATCCAATACCCCAATGGCAACGGCAATATACACAGTGTTTAATCCCAACATTCCATACGTAAAGAACTCTTTGTGGGTAAGCATTATTAATACTACATAATATATTAGGAACTTGTACTTACTCCCATTGCAAAACGCCTATTCCCATTAACTTGAATTTATTTGGATGATCTGTGAATTCGAAAATATTGTTATTTGTGTGGTAATACTTAGCTTTCAATTCATTCCAAAACTTTACAACTCCATTACACCAATAGTCATTGATATCGTGAAAACATACAAATCTACATCCACGTCCAAATTTTGAAAAGTCAGAACTTATACCTTCATAACTATGATCACCATCTATAAACACAACGTCATAATACGGAAACACACTTTTATGTATAAGTTCAGGATTTCCTACCCTATAAACAATCCGCAATTTATATTCTTCAAATAAATACATGATTTCGCATATCGGTAGTATGTCATATGTTTCAAAAACACTTAACCCGAACAAAGTCAGATATGTACATACTACTATTGACGTATAACCAGTAAAAGTTCCTAACTCTAAAAATGTTTTTATTTCTTTGTCTGATAAGAAGATAAGGTAACTTGCTAACTGTATTGGAGTTTGCCAAAGACCACCATTTGATTCTACAGGATTTTTGTTGGCCAAAACAACACGTTCAACAATATATTTTACGTCGTCGCCATATAATGATACAGAACTATTGTGAGGACTCATTCGTGTATCATGACATAATCCGGCTTCTCCTATCTTCTGAGATAACAACTCATGATTTTTAAGATCTTCTATGCTAGCAGTAAGCATCCAGTCAAGTGTATGTCTAAGACGAATTATACTTGACATCTTTGCTTTGGTTAACTTCAAGATTATTTGATGCTTCTAAATACGCTTTTAATATAGATGGATTCTTGTCAATGTGTGGTCGTTGTGTATAAAATGCATAATGAACACATGAAAAGCCCCCATATATAATATTCGCTAAATTTAGTTCTCTAGGTTTCACTACTGATATATATTCCTCTTCATCCCAATGAATTTTCCCTCCGAATTTTGAGAGTTCTTCACCAAGCCATGCTACAGCATTGATACTTACCCTCTCAAAAAAATACAATAACCAGTTATTCATCTTAAACTGTGATAATTCAAACTTTTTTGATATAATTTGTTCATGAATATGTTCTGCGAATGGTCCATTATTCCATCCAACGGGATCCATACACGCATACCCTGCAATTCCTTTATTTAGATCCAATGTTCCGTGTCGCTGTTGAATATGACTTATTACCGCATTGTTTAGGATATTGGCATACACCAAAAAGTACTGTGGATTTTCAATGCGAAACTTTAAAAAATCTGAAAACTCCTTAATACCATCTATGCATACAATATCATCATCAAATCGGACATAAACTGTATTTACATCACAACAGTTTTTAAAGAAATAATGTATTGTCTTGCTACCATCATGAGGCATGTTTGCTGGAAGATACTCTAACGTCACAAAATCACGGTTTTCTTCTTGAAACTTCTTCATGAATTGAATATCTTCTGTGTTTGTAGTATTCACCCATAACCGATACTCTGTAATTACAGGCTTTAGACGTAAAATATACTTAAATAAAATTTCCATATACTGCTTTCGCCCTGCAGGAGTTACAACTACCACTTTTTTTCCCATAAAAGTTGTGATAATATTCTTGTCTGTCATTTTTATATAGATATTTATTTTTTATGTTTTTTTCTTAAAAATAACATCTTTAAGAAATAAGGATGTTCCTTCCACAAGCCGTCAAGGATAAGTTGCCTGACGATATTGTTAACCTGATTATGAGCTATTTGCCAAAGAAGAAAAAAAAGGGACATATAAGTCCTTCCCTACAACGTGAACTGGAAAAACTCCAGAAGCTCTCGTTGAAAGGTATGAAAGGTATGTACTTGCGAGAATTCGATGTTTTTGCTCTTGATTATTAATCCTTGTCAGTGTACGCAAAAATTGTTAGAGAAACCAAAGCCATTCCTACAGCTACCCATCGCATTCCAGCAATTGATTCACCGAAAAAGAAAATGCCCTGTAACGTTACTACGACGTCGCTGGCCAGATTCCAGATCAAGTTGGTTACCGCCATACCCTCATAGTTCATTGCCTTGAGGAATATCAAAGGCTCTAATGCGTAGAAGAACAGTGCGAACGGAACTCCGAATGCGTGTGAGAGTGTTCCTTCGTGAGTCATCTTTACCGCTCCCATCATGACTACATCAATTGTTGCCATCACCACTCCGAAAAGGATTGGAAGCATATTAAAGTTGCCCCACTTCCAATTAGTTCCATTCAAGAACTTGTCAACTATATCACCTCCTTTCTTGCTCTTTGCCATTGTTCATTCACAAGAACGAAAAATTATCCCCATCATTTTTCGTTGACCCAGAATAGCCCCTTCCAACGCTATCCCGTGTGCTGACCTCCTCATCCACCATTACTGGTTTCATAGCGTTCATCCCCGTTTGGTCTCTTCATGCCCCTCTCCCGCATAAAGTTTGTGTACACCATCCCTGTTTTTAGATCTAGCTGTGTACTCCAGAAACACAAGATCGTCATCCTGTGAGAGCCGTCGCCCCAACATCCTTGTTGTTACCAAAAATAAATCCATTTTTATAATGGACGTGTGTGCACACTGCTGGAACCTTTTTAAACTTGAATATTTATTGTACGGTATTTGTTTCCAGTGTTCTTCTAACAAATGAAAATAATTATTCTTAAAAAAATCAATTCAAGAACAATGATATGGAAAGTACTCCACGCCCAACAATTAGTGTGGAAAACTTGAATGTCAATATACGTCATTGGCCAGAAAATCGAGGAAATGTTATTTATAGCCGCGGGGAGCGCTTCTGTTTCAGATTAGGACCTTGTGATGGCTACTGGAAATGGCCTTGGCCCGAATGGATTGGTATACCTGACAGAACAAACGTTAAAGAATGGACCAAGTTAATGGATGGATGGATGATGCTTGTCATGGATCCTTCGAAGAGGGACACTGTTGAAGAACATATCGGAAAACTACTTCCGTACCTTTAAAAACGAAATTGGTTTAAGCAACTTCATGTATCTTACAAATTTTACAAGATGAACTGCGAACATTGTGGTAGCAACAACCTGATTATTGGTGTGAACGCTGCTAGGTGCAAGGATTGCAAACGCAAGACTGTGCTTGAACGTGTCATCCAGTTCTTCAAAATGTAAGAATATTGAATAACAAAACATAAACGGGCCGGCGAGCCCAATTTTTACTTACAGATACTAACAGTAGAAACTTAATGGAGGATATTTTTCCTCGTAGGGACATTGATTACACTAAACTTCAACTCACGGAAGAAGGTTCTTACAGCATAACACGTCGTCGAGATGCTGATCACATCATCAACATCATGGCAAGTACAGTTGGAAAGATCAAAGAGAAGTCTATTACTGACGCAACTGCGTGTGTTGGTGGTGACACAATTAACTTTGCCTTGAATTTTCGAGAAGTTCATTCAATAGAATACTCCAAAGACAACTTTGATGCGTTGAGCAATAACATTATGGTATATGGACTTGATAATGTTCACTTGTATTTTGGCGACTGCATTAAAGTATACAATTGGGCCAGCGATGTGCTTTACATCGATCCTCCATGGGGAGGACCTAATTACCGTAATCTTGAGAGCGTCGAACTCTTTTTAGGTTCGACGCGCATAGATGTTTGGCTTGAAGATATTCTTAGCGGACCATACCGTCCATCGTTTGTCTTCCTCAAAGTTCCTTCAAATTACAATTCAACTCCTCTTCAATTTCTTCCAAATGTAAAAAGCGTTCGAAGCTTCCGTATACGTTCATATATCCTCATATGTGTGACAATTTACTAGTGAAAAATAGAGCCTAGTGCTCTTTTGTTGTTTTATTTTGTGTTTTGTTGTGGACATCAATCGTCCATCCACTCATACCCGCACGCGTCACAACCGTATCGCGTGCGGTAATACATATCGCCATTTCTCCAACCCGAAAGCCATCCAATGATCGTAAACTTTGTGTGTTCGCACATGTCGTTTAATACAAAGTAAGTAATCTTCAACTTTGCATACTCTCTATGTTCTTGTAAAAAATGAATCCGTTTTTAATGAAAAATCGCTCACCATTTGGTGTAACGGGCTAATTTGAGTTAAGACTCGGGATATCTTACCATTCCCCGCACTGTACGGATATACCGTATTCATGCAATAACAGGATTTTGAACTATGTCCACTTCAATCCGTGGTTTGGAAGAAGCCTAGCTGCCTGTCTGTCACTAGTTTGCGGCTCTTAACCGCTACCCCCCCATATCTTGGGCAAACTAAATCCGTTTTTAACAAGTATTCGAAGTTCAAGTTCCAAATCGATGTCCTGTGATTCTTTGACGGCCGATAAAACTCTAAAAGGTGTGTAGAAAAGGG